CGACTTGGGATTACTAGAAACTCAGAAGCATAGTTTAAACCATATGTATGCTGAATTAATGGTAGAACAAGATAAATCTAAAAAAGAACTTGAAGAAAAGTATGGTAAAATTAATATCAACTTACAAGATGGTTCTTATGAAATAATCAAAGATGAAGAAAAAGATAAGTAAACACATTTCTTTTAAGGAAGCTACTCACTCTAATTATGCTAAACAATATAGTATAGTAAACAAGCCTACTGCTGAACATATCAAGAATATGGAATTAGTGGCTGAAAAGGTCTTTGAACCTTTAAGAGAGTGGGTAGACAATCCAATAAGGGTTAACAGCTTTTATAGAAGTAAAGAATTAAATAGTGGAATAGGGGGGTCTCCTGTATCTTCTCATTTAACGGGAAACGCTATTGATATTACGTCAATGGGGGGCAAAACGAATCTCGAGATGTTTCATTACATCAAAGATAATTTAGATTTTGACCAATTAATTTGGGAATTTGGTGATGAGCCTAAATGGTTGCACGTTTCATACAAAAGTAAAAAAGACAATAGAAAACAAATTTTAGTTACAAAAAGAAAAGGTAAATATTATACGTGGTCTGATTGCGAGAATTGCTAATGAAATGGGAATTAAATATAATTGACAGATCTTTAATTGGTTTATTATTTGGCTTTAGTTATTTGCCTAAAGAAAATAAATCAGATTATACTGAATTAAATATATATTTATTAATTATTGTTTTACATTTTAAATTTTATTAAATGCCAATACCAACAAAAAAAACAGGAGAAAAACAACAAGATTTTATGATTCGTTGTGTGCCACAATTAATGGACGAATACGAAAAAAGTCAAGCAATTGCTATATGTTATAAATCATTTAAGGGTGAATCAGTTGAATTAGAAAGTTATAATGACTATCCTCAAGCTGCTGTTAACAACGCTAAACGCGCAATTAAATGGAAAAAAGAAAAAGGTTCAAAATGCGGTACGCAGGTTGGCTGGACAAGAGCAGGACAATTAGCAAGAAAAGAAAAAATAAGTCGTAAAACTATTGCTCGTATGGCGAGTTTTAAGAGACATCAAAAAAGTAAAGATGTTGCATACAGTGATGGATGTGGCGGTATTATGTGGGACGCGTGGGGAGGCTCAGCAGGCATTAACTGGGCTATAAGTAAACTTAAACAAATAGACAAAAAATGATTATGGACTATAAAACGCTCATAATAAATTTAAGTAGTTTTGGTATATCATTAACAAATATTGATATGGTATTGAAAATTATTTTATTAAGCGTAACAATTGGGTATACCGTACAAAAATGGTATTTAATGAATAAAAATAAAAAGAAATGATTGAAACAATAAAACATTTGTTTGGGTTATGTGGAGAAGCACATTTGAACATATATTCAATTATTTTTTTAATAATCTTTTTTAAATTATTATATGAAACAAATATTATCAAAACTTTTTGGATCCGTAGGAGGTAGTATAGCAGAAAAAATATCAAATATAATTGATAAGCATACTTTTAGTAAAGTTGAAAAGGCTCAATTTGAAAAGGAAATGCAAGAAATATTTATTAAAGCAGAATCAGATATTCAACAAAGTATAACAGAACGTTGGAAAATTGATTTAAATTCTGACTCTTACCTATCAAAAAACGTGCGTCCGCTTGTTTTAATATTTTTAATTACATCGACTGTATTAATGGTTTTTATTGACGCTGGAGCTATAAATTTTACTGTTGATAGTGAATGGAAAGAATTATTAAAATTGCTTCTTACGACTACCGTAGCAGCTTATTTTGGTGGCCGTAGTTATGAAAAAATAAAAAGAAATTAAATAGTTAATTAAATTTTTATATATTTACAATCTCAGTTGCAAATCTGATTAAGTTGCAAAACTTTTATAGAAATATAATTGGTTCAGATAAATCTTTTTTATTACAAATAATTTTTTTTGTTTTTTTTGAGGGTTTTTTTTATTTTTTTTTTGTTACATTTATAAAAAAAGTTATGCAATATTCACCAGAATTAATAGATAAAATTTATAATTATAAATCAATATCTAATAATGAAAAAATTAATAGATTACTTGAAATTGATGCAAATCAATATACAAATTGTGGTTTAGAAACTACAAAATCAGAAAAAGCAGTTGTAAAAAAAAATAGTAAATATATATATAAAACTATATATAAAATAAATCCTACTATAGGCAAGTCATTCCTCGAACATCAAGACATATAATGCCAAAAAAAAAATTATCACGTAGTAAATTAATAAAAAAATTAGATTCAATATTTAGTATTTATATAAGGCGCAAAGGCGCAATAAATGATATTGCAACGTGTTTTACTTGTGATAAAAAAGATCATTGGAAAAAACTACAAAACGGCCATTTTCAAAGTCGAAAACACTATTCAACACGATGGGATGAAATTAATTGTCAAATACAGTGTGCCGGCTGTAATGTATTTAAATATGGTGAACAATATGTTTTTGGTAATAGATTAGATAAAAAATACGGCACCGGGACGGCCGAGCGTTTACACAAAAAAGCAAAACACATAATTAAATTAGCTGATTTTGAAATAATAGATTTAATAAATAAATATGAAAACTTTGTAAAACTTATGGATTAATTTGTATATTTGTTATGTTCTGTTTGTTTTGTCTTTAATGAAAGAGAGGATTAATTTATTTTAATCCTTTTTTTTTACTTTATTTTTTTTTATTAACATTTTTGTTTATATTCGATATATATTAATAATTAAAACAAACATAATGGAAACACAAAAACAAGACATTAAAAAACAAATTCGTCAATTAGAAATGATGTTACATCACGCAACAATGATGGGAGACAGAGAAAACCAAAAATCATTTGAAAATAAAATATTTTGGTTAAAATCAACTTTAACACATATACAATAATGGACATAAACAACGTAAGAACAGGTTATTCGCATCAAGGTAAAAATCAATTAATTGCATTTTATATTGATCGATGTGAAGCATTAGAGAACAAAATACAATTTTTAGAAGCGACTTTAGAAGTAATAACAAACGAAAAAAATCAATAAATGAAAAATAATATATATAATAAAATTTATAAATTACAACAGGAAATTGGTACAATAAGCAAAGACGTTAAAAATCCTTTTTATAAATCAAAATACTTTGATATAAATTCATTAATTAATCAACTTAAACCTTTATTACAAAAACATAAATTAGTTTTAGTGCAACCAATAACTGATAACCACGTTCGTAGTGTTATAGTTGATTTGGATGGGGGGTCGATTGAATCTTGTATAGAATTGCCAAATAATTTAGATGCGCAAAAATTAGGTAGTGCTATAACATATTATAGAAGATATACATTACAATCATTATTAGCTTTAGAGGCGGTTGATGATGATGGAAATTTAGCGGTTAGTAAAAAAAAACTAGATCCATTGTATGAAGGAACACCAAAATATAAAGAAGTTGAAACTGCATTAAAGAATAGTACAGCAACTTTAAAATATGTCAAAAGTCGTTTTACATTATCAGACGACGTCGAAAAAAAATTAAACAAAATAATAATCAATAATTTTTAAAACTATGAGTACACTAATTAGCGCGTCAATACGCGTAGACAAATTACCTAAAGAAAAATTTGTTAAAGGTAAAGACGGAGCTGTTTATTATAATTTAACAGTTTCAATTCAAGATGAAACCCGTTATGGAAATAATGTGGCTATAACCGATTCACAAACTAAAGAAGAGCGTGAGGCAAAAAAACCTAAAAACTATTTAGGAAATGGCAAGGTTGTTTGGACAGATGGCAATATTGTATTGGCTGAACGAGAGGAAAAACTTGATATAATTTCAGGTACGGAATCAGCATATAAAATTGAAAAGTCAGATTTACCATTTTAAAATAATTTTTTTTTACAGAAAAAGGGTATGGATAAATCAATTCATATCCTTTTTTTTTTATCTTTAGTACATGACAGAAGAACAAAACGAACATTATCTATATATGCAGCTAATTGAAGAAAGCTGTTTTGTGGATACAAACGAACAAATTGAATACCCTCCAGTAGCCTTGTCTTATGGAGAAAAATTATTAAAGTCAAAAAAAGGGGACACTTTATTACCAATTCCTATTTGCTCTTATGGCAATATTAGTTGTGTAAGTGCTCCTCCGAAAACAAAAAAAAGTTTTTTTATATCATTAATTGCTTCTGTATATTTAAGTGGTCAAAACATATATGGAGGTAAAATAAGAGGGCATAGAGGTAAAGGTAGTTTAGTTCATATTGATACCGAACAAGGTTTGTGGCATTCACAGCGAACTTTTAAACGACCGTTTTTAATGGATTCAAAAATTGATAAAACTAAATATAATACTTTTGCTTTAAGAACAATACCATTTAATATACGTATGGAATTTTTGGAATATTATTTAAGTAAATTAAAAGAGCCTTCACTTATTTGTTTAGATGGTGTAGCTGATATGGTTGCAGATGTAAATGATTTGACTTCTTGTAATGCTTGTACACAGAAACTTATGGAATTATCAGCTCGTTTCAATTGTCATATAGTTTGCGTAATACATAATAATTTTGGAACATCAAAAATGACTGGACATTTGGGAAGTGCATTAGAAAAAAAAAGCGAAACAATAATAGAGCTAGAGGCAAACACAGTAAATAAAGATTGGGTAACCGTAAAATGTAAACAAAGCAGAAATTATGCTTTTGAAAATTTTAGTTTTGAAGTTAATGATTATGGCTTACCTTGCGTTGTAGATAATTTATATGATCCTTTAGCCGCTTATGATTGAAAAAAAAATGATTTTACTATTTAAAAAAAATAAAGATTGGATAAAAATATGTCAATCATTTGGTTGTAATAAAAGGACAGCCGAAGATCTTGTGCAAGAAATGTATATACGAATTCAATTAAAACTTGAAAAAGGATTAGACATTTATTATAATGAAAAAAATGAAATAAATTATTATTATATATTTAAAACTTTAAGAACTATGTTTCTTGATTTAAAAAACAAAACAAAAAATATTAAAATGCAAGAACTTGATATTGTTGACGGAGGTTTAGTTGATATAAATTATACAACGAATTATAATATTATATTAAAAGAACTTTCAAAAATGTATTGGTACGATCGTAAAGTATTTGAAATTATTAATGGGGGAGAATCAATAGCAGAGTTTTCAAGAAAATCAGGGATAGCATATCATTCACTTTATAATACATATACAACCGTTAAAAATAAATTAAAACTATTATTATGAGACTAGGAGACATTATATATTTTATAACAAAGTATACAGGCATTAAATATTTAGTCGATACTTACCACGCGTTCCGGGGAACTAAATGCAATTGCGATTCAAGGCGAAAAGCTCTTAACAACATAAAAATTAAAAGATGGTAAAATTTGAAAAACAAGACTTCACAAAATGGGAAATATTTCGAAATAATCCTAAATCAACAATATCAGGAAAAGAGTTTGAGTTGGTATGCGACTTGCACGCACGATATAAAAAGCATACGTATTATAAACCCTGTACATGCTCACCTAAAACAATCAAACAATGGATAAAAGATTTAAACGTTATTTGGGATAATGGGTATAAAGAAAATTAATAAATGGGAAAAAGCCTTAGTTCTTTTATTAAATTTTGATAAGTGGGATCTTAAGTGGGTTGGCGATAAAAATCTTTGCTATGACGCAATAGGTAAATCGCCTAAAGGATTTAACGTTGTAATTGAAATGAAATTTAGAAATAAGTACTATGAAGAAAAATTATTAGAGGCTGATAAATATAAAGAATTAATGGCATTGCCAAAATCAACTATAAAAATATATTTTGTTTCTGACCCTAAAGGAAATTTTATGTATTGGTTAAACACTTTAAAAATGCCTGCGTCAGTAAAAAAGTATTGTCCTGACTCTACAATTTGGACAAAAAAAAGAATAACAAAAGAGGTTTATTTGCTAAAAGAAAATGATGCTTCACGAATAAATTTAAACGACTACCGAAAATAACTTACAAAATATTTTGTTTATAACATTTTTTGTTGTATATTCATATTATAATAATTAAAATAAAACAAAACAAAATGAAAAAAACATTAAAATTAATATCTGAATTTATATTTGTATTATCAATCTTTGCTTTATTTTGGGCATCACTTTGGATATTTGCATAATATGAAAAAAGAAAAAAAAGTACGTCAATACAGATCGCGTCAAGGCAGATCAGATAAACAATATGCATCAAGTTTAATTATATTTGGAATTGCATTTGGGGGTTTAATAATAACTTTTTTAATAATTAAATTATCATAAATTATGGTTTTACTTGTTGATGCAGACAGCTTAATATTTGCTAGTTGCTATCGTTCAAAATCTGACAACTCAGGTAATGAAAGTATGCATTACGAAAACATTGAAGATTCAATTGTAAAGTTTGACGAGCAGTTTATGAAAATTGTAAATGACTTAGAAGAAAAATACGAAATAGATCGTATAATTACATTTAACGGGAGCAAAGGTAATTTTAGAAAACAAATAGCAAAAGATTATAAAGCTAATAGGAAAACAAAAGCTTTACCTCCTTTGTTAAATGATATGCATGATTATGTTAAAAAAAATTATAATAGTATTTATACTTATGGAATTGAAACAGATGATTTAGTTGCAAAATATTGGTATACTATAAGTAATGAAATTGGTAGAGAAAACGTAATGATTGTTTCTTTAGACAAAGATTATAAACAATTTCCAGCGTTAATTTATAATTATCATTTCAAACACAAAATAATATTAAACATTAGTAAAGAGCAAGCTTTATATAATTTCTATGAACAAATGATTTGCGGGGACACCGCTGATAATGTACAATTTTTCAAAGGAAAAGGCCCTGCTTTTTCGCGTAAATATTTTAAAGATTGCAAAACTAAATATCAATTCACAAAACAATTATATTTGTTATTCAAAAAAAGATATAAAAGTAAAGCGCGTGAAAAATATATTCAATGCTATACTTTATTAAAACTAAAAGAAAAATGATAAATTTAAAACCAATTGAAATAGCTAATAAAATTATTGAGCTATCAGGAGTTAATGTCTTTGAAAATTCTAGAAGAAGAAAATACATTGAAGTAAGATCTTTGTTAACTTATTTGCTTAGACAGAAATTAAATATGAGATGGACAAACATTGCTTTATTTTATACAAAAAACGGCAGAGCAATTACGCACGCAACTGCAATACATTCGTTTGCTGATTATGAAATGCATAAGTCTCATAATAAAAAATTACAAGAAATAGAAAATATGTTTTTGTTTAAATCAGATTTACAATATGATGAGATAGACAGAATACATTATTTAGAAAACAAATGTAATAACTTAGAAAAAAAATTACAAAAACCTGTAATAAAATTAATTAATTCTTTGTCAGGTGAAAAAGAAGTATGGATTGAAAAAGAAATACCCAAAATTATTAAAGGCTGGGAATGGAAAAACAAATTAAACAAAACATAATAATATGAAAAAAAAACAAATAGAATTTAGAGACCCTGTAGTTGAAAGAGTAGTTGACAAATTTATATCACGTTCAGATGTAGGTTTTAAAAAGTATGGCGTTACAATGGATCAAGATACATTATCGAAAAAAGAATGGCTTAACCATTTACAGGAGGAATTAATGGACGCTATATTATATATACAGAAATCAAAAGAAACTTTATGAGTAGTTTTGAAAAAAAATATAAAAAAATATTATTACAGTGTTTAACAGAGGGCGAAGAATGTAATAACAGAACAGGGATAAATACTTTTAAACTATTTAATAAATCATTTAATATTAATTTAAATAAAGGTTTTCCTATTGTTACAGGAAAAAAAATATTTTTTGATAAAGCTTTAGCAGAATTTAGATGGATGTTTGAAGGCAGAACAGATATTAGTTATTTAAACAAACGCAATGTAAAGTGGTGGAATGATTATACTAGCACAGATGATTTAGGCAAAGTTTATGGCCATCAAATAAGAAATTATAATGACAATATAGATCAAATAGAATATGCCACTACAGAGATTAAAAACAATTCTCGTAGGGCTATAATAAATTTATGGAACCCTAGCGATTTACAAGAGCAAGCTTTACCATGCTGTTTTACTCAGTTTAATTTTGTAAGAGTAAATAATAAATTAAATATGAGTATGAATTTTCGCAGCTCAGATTTATTTTTAGGTTTGCCCTATGATATAATTGTTGGGGCGTTATTTTTAACTACAATGGCAGAACAAACAAATCTTTTACCAAATTACTTAGGTATTAATTTAATTGATGCGCATATATATAAACCTCATATAAAACAAACATTACAATATTGTAAAAACAAAATACATAAATTACCTATTTTACAAGGTAAATACGAAAGCTACAGTTTATTAAATTACAATTGTAATAATTATATCAAAGCAGAGTTAATAAAATAATGTATTATATATATCACATAGAAGGAATTAAAATTGGTTGCACGACTGATCTTAAAGAAAGAGTAGAAAAAAAACAGGGGTATACAAATTACGATATATTATATACAACAAACAATATACACGATGCCTCAAAAAAAGAGTTAGAGCTACAAACTAAATACAAATACAAACAAGATAAAAAACCCTATAAAGAAATAATTATGAATATTAAAAACAAATTTTACATAACAGACAAAACAGTTACATTAAACAACACTTTCGATAAAGCTTTAACAGGTTTCGAATTCCCTGACTATATTACTTATGAGGATAAAAAAATATATTTTACAAAAGACTTAATTACGTGGATAAAAAATAATAATATCAAATCACAAAATGATAATAAAAGATATGTATATCGAAACCCTTTTGAAAAAGCGTCCGACAATAAGCCTAAGACAATTTTTGACAACATAAGAAACTGGGCAAAAGTTAGAGATATATATAAAAAAGGTAACTCACATACACAATATGTAAAACTACAAGAGGAGTGCGGCGAATTAGCTAAAGCTATATTAAAGAAAGATAAACCGGAAATTATAGATGCAATAGGAGATATTGTAGTTGTCTTAACAAACTTAGCACACTTCGAAGATTGTACAATCGAAGACTGTATCGAATCAGCTTATAAGGTTATTAGCCAACGCAAAGGTAAAATGATAAATGGCACATTTGTAAAAGATTAAAATAAATAATTTATATTTACTCGTTATATAGTAAAGATTGATTAATCAATAATATTTCAATTATGCAAATTAAAAATGGCAATGCTCAATTAAACGAAACTCGTGATATATTTAATTACAAAGTTTCAAAGCTTAATATATTAGGGGAGAGTAAAACAATTAAGTGGAATGTACGACGCCGTTTTAGAACAATATAAATTACTATGGATAAACGTAAACAAAATGGCGGTGCTAGACAAGGTTCAGGCCGCCCTAAAAAAGCAGATGAGATTAAACTAATAGAAAGGTTAGATAATATAATTGACAACGACGAGGTCATTAAAACACTTGGCCAACAAATATTAAAAGGTGATTCAAGAGCAATGTCTTTATACTTTGGTTATAGGTATGGCAAACCAAAAGAATCAGTAGACATAACATCTTCAAAAGGTTTTAACATAAACTTCAAAGAGCTTATTAAATTTAAGTGATAGAAATAAACAAAAAGTATTCACCAATAACATCTTCTGATTCTCGTTACTTTATTGTAACAGGAGGGCGAGGTTCGGGTAAATCTTTTTCAGTTAATTTATTATTAGTATTACTTACATACGAAGCAGGCCATACAATTTTATTTACAAGGTTTACTTTAGCTTCCGCTTATATATCGATTATACCAGAATTTATTGACAAGATTGAAACTTTAAATATTGAAGATGA